ATCTTCAAGGGGTTTAAATATGAATTATGTATATCTGTACTTTGGTCTTTCAGCTCTCGTGACTCTTGGGATGCTGGCACTTATCCACTCTTCATCTCGCAATGAGTGTGAAGAGTCCTTTGAACGTGAGGCACGCAAAGATGCTTTCTAAAAAGAAAGTCAGGCGGAAGCTAAAAAAGAAAACAGAGCCAACATGGTCAATGACATTCGGCAAGGTAATAACAGAAATTAAGATTGAGTTAGAAGATCGAACCATTCACACCAAAATCACGAGGAAAAAATGAGTAGACTAGAAAAACAGTTGAGACTTTACAAAATGAGAGAAACCCTAGTCCAACGAAAGCGTGAAGAACTCCAACAGATGGAAATGGACCACGCCGAAAAAACGGTTCAAGCGTTTGGCATTGCACCAGGACGCACGGCAACAGTTGAAAGCATGATCTTCGCCATTCAAAAAGTAACCCATCTTATGAGCACAGAAGACAATGAAACCTGAAAAGAAAGAACAGTTGAAGGTATTCAGTGTGCGAGCCGATCAAGACAAGATTCAGTTGGCAAACTTCTATGGCATTGACCTTGGTGTGCTGTTCAGACAAGCGTTGGCTGAAGCAATTATGAAGCGTGAGGGCAAGTGCCCAACGTGCGGAACAAAAGTTAAGTGGGAGCGTGTGAAGTGAGTAACATGAACAGCGTTGAACGACGATATCGCGAAGATCCAGTCTATAACAAATTTGTGGACATGATGGTGATGATGCTTGAACAACTTCGCTTATCTCCTTCGGAGATGAGGGAGGCAGCTGTGCTTGCCTGTATAATCTTTGAGCAGCGCCACCCTAGAACTAATTTCATCATGCCTATGAATCATGATGAAGTTGAAAGATTTTTGAATAGTCACGTGGGAGATATCTTAAAGCCACGTCAGCCGGGAAAACAACCAGACGGGTCAGAGTGGTATCCTTGAACTGGCGTTGCTGGATCTTTGGCCATCTTCCGAAGAGTAGAATCGTGCAGACTTACGTGGGTGGCATCCACGAGCTTGAGACGACATGTGAGCTCTGCTCTTTCTCTCGCCTTAGAACTTACAGGCTTTTTCCGTACAGAGAGCTATAATAAACTTGACAAAGTTGCTTGCTCTGTTCTTTGCTCCTACTATTAAAACTAGGAGTCAAGGAACGAATGCCCCCCAATAAAAAGAGCACTAAGCTCAACCCAAAACATCGCCTTTTTGTGGCGGAGTATCTCAAAGATCAAAACGCCACCCAAGCCTATATCCGCGTGTATGGCGGTAAGACAACATCAGCCGGTGTGAATGGTCATCAGCTACTAAAAAATACTAAGATTCAGATGATGATAGAACGTGGTCTTGCACGTCTCGCCGATCGCGCTCTCATCACTCCAGAAAGAAATTTAAAACGCATCGCTGAGATTGCCTATCACGACAAGACTTCTAAGAAGTCCGATATTTTAAAAGCGTGCGAGTTGATCGGCAAAACCTTTGGCCAATTCAAAGACGTTGTTGAGAGTAAGAACGTCCACACCATAGCAGCCACACCTGAACAGGTCGATGAAGCCACAGATAAATTCAAAGACAAGCTCTGAGCTGTCTCTTGACGATCAGATAGCGAAGTCTTTTTGTGAGAAAGATCATCTTCTCTTCACTCGCTATTTCTTCAGAGTGAGACAACAAAACTCCTTCCGCGTGAACTGGCATCACAAAATGATCGCCGATGAGCTTGAGAAAGTGATCACAGGTGAAACAGAAAATCTCATCATCAACATCGCACCTGGCGGAACGAAGACAGAGATGGTCATCATTAATTTTATTGCTCGTGGACTTGCTCTCAATCCTTGGTGTCGCTTTCTACATTTGTCATACAGTGATGATCTCGCACTTCTGAATTCTCAGGCAGCTCGTGATCTTATTCAAATGGATGAGTATCAAAGACTTTGGACGCGTCGAATTGTAGACGACTCGAAAGCTAAGAAGCGATGGAATGTTGAAGTGGATGGCAAGAGTGCTGGCGGTGTTTACGCAACTTCTATCGGTGGACAAATCACAGGCTTCAGAGCTGGACACATGAAAGAAGGATTTCAAGGCGCGATATTGATCGATGATCCGCTGAAGCCCGAAGATGCATTTAGTAAACCAAAGTTAGATAAAGCCAATCGTGCGCTCATCACCACAGTCAAGAGCCGCCGCGCTAACCCTAAGACACCAATCATCTTGATCATGCAACGAATCGCTGAAGAAGATCCAACTGGCTTCATCATGAATGGAAACTTAGGCGGCAATTGGAAGCATGTGGTGATACCCGCGATCATCGATGCTGAGTACGTCGCAAAGTTAGATCCAAAATATCAAGAAGGAGTAGAAAAAGATGCTGAGCAAAGATTTAGTTACTGGCCTTACAAGGAACCTATTGCTGATCTCACGGCGATGGAAGCGGGCCAAAAGGAAGATGCGACTGGTAGCCGTATTTCAAGGCATGTTTTTAGCTCCCAATATCAACAAGCCCCCCGCGCGATTGGTGGCAACATATTTCGTGGAGAATGGTTTCCGCGATATACGATTCTTCCAAAAATTAAATACCGTCGTATTTACGCGGACACCGCACAGAAAACAAAAGAGCGAAACGATTACTCGGTATTTGGCTGTTACGGACTCGGAGAAGATGGGAAGCTCTACTTGCTTGATCAAATACGAGGTAAGTGGGAGGCACCTGAGCTTGAGAAACGTACACTCGCTTTTTGGGCCAAGCATTCCGAGATTGATCCACATCTTCCGTGGGTGGAGATTCATCCCAAAGAGGAACGCTGGCAAGGTCAACTGAGAAAACTTTTGGTGGAAGATAAAGCATCGGGCACAGGTCTCATTCAAAAAATAAAATTCTTAGGTCGCATCCCTGTTGAGGCAATTGAACGCGACAAAGATAAATTGACGCGGGCGATGGACGCACAGGGCTACTTAGAAGCTCAAATGGTGTGCGTGCCTGAAAACGCGCCATTCACGAGCGATTTCATCGAAGAAGCGGAAGCGTTCACCGCTGATGACTCTCATGCTCATGATGACCAACTTGACCCACTATTCGATGCAGTGCAAGATATGTTGAGTAACAAGAATAAGCTTGAACAGTGGAAGAACTTAATTTAAGGCGGAAGATACATGTCAAAAAAGAAAAGTGATCCGGGCTTGAAAGTTTTCGAGCAAACCCAAAAGCCTACCATTGTTCCTAAGCACTCCAAACACACCGCTGACGGTTTTAGAAATCTAGCGATGAAGCTCGGCGTGACTCCACTCGGTGAAGAGAACGGAGACACGAATCAACTTTCCTACGGTCGCTATCAGTTCAATCTTCTCACACGCAATCGCACACAGCTTGAAGCGATGTACCGTGGATCATGGATCGCGGGACGAGTGATCGATTGTGTTGCTGAAGACATGACGAAAGCTGGCGTGATTCTCAACACCAACGATGGTGCGGACAAAGTTCAAGATTTCAAGGCCGCCATGTCTCGCATTCAAATTTGGCAACGCATTCGTGACACCACAGCGTGGGGTAGACTTTATGGCGGGGCAATCGGAGTTTTTCAAATTGATGGGCAAGACTTGGAAACTCCACTTGATCCAGACACGATCGAAGAAGGACAGTTTAAAGGCATTGCTGTTTACGACCGATGGCAACTTAATCCCGTGCTCAGCCAAATTATTGATGAAGGCCCAGAAATTGGACTCCCAGCCTACTACGATATCGTGCTTGGAAATAATCTTAACGATCCAGCCCAAGTCCCTGGCGCGGGTTCAGAAACAGTCTCGCCGCAAGCGGGTGAAAACACCGTAGCAAAACAAACCTCACAAACAGCTGGCGCTTTCACCGCTGCTCGCGTTCGTGTGCATCACACTCGTTGTTTCAGAATGGGTGGACACAAGCTCCCATTCTTTCAAGCGATCACCGAGATGATGTGGGATGAATCGATCATCGAGCGCATGTGGGATAGGCTGATTGAGTTTGAAACCGCAACGGCTTCCGCTGGTGGGCTCATTGGACGAGCACTTCTAAGAACTGTGAGCATCGACGGCTTCCGAGAAATCTTGTCATCCGGTGGTGAAGCTAAGCAGGGACTTGTCGAAATGTTTGAATACATGCGGCAGTTTCAAAACTCAGAAGGCTTAACCCTACTCGATAAAAACGATGCGTTTGCAACGACGGCCTACAGCTTCGCTGGACTAAGCGACATGCTCGGCCAGTTTGGTGAGCAACTATCCGGTGCAAGCGAGACTCCACTTGTGAGACTTCTCGGACAATCGCCAGCGGGCTTAGGCGGTAACGGCGATACGGATATCAGAAACTATTACGACTCCATCAACGCAAAACAAGAAGCCTACTTGCGTAATCCGATTGAGATCATGATCAAGATTCTGTGGCAATCGACATTCGGTGAGCCAGCCCCAAAAGATTTAACCTTCACGTTCACGCCGCTCTGGCAGATGAATGCAAAAGAGAAAGCTGAGATCACGACTGCGATCACGAACGCTGTTGTGGCTGCTCACCAAGATGGCTTGATTTCTACATCAACCGGAATGAAAGAGCTTCAACAAGCTGGCGCTGAAACTGGAATTTTCTCACACATCACGGATGAAGATATCAGTGAGGCAGAGAACGAACTTCCGCCAGCCCCTGAAGATGATCCAATCGATCCGAATCAGCCAATTGATCCAGAAAACGAGAGCACCAATGTGGGTGATCCGGGCAATGGACCTAACGAACCAAAGGAGACTATCAAGAAGATGGGCATCAACAAGGATTCACGGTGGAAGAAGTTCACCAAGCTTTTCTCAGGAAAGAAAAAAGTCGTGGACAAGAAGACGAAAGACGCTGCTCGTAAGCGCGCGGTAACGAAAGATCAAAAGGCGATTGAAGCATGGCTGATGAAAAAGTTGTAAATCTCAAGACCGTCACGCCTGATCAGCGCAAAGAGTTTCCTTTCAACGTGAAGCTCCACGACTTCGGTGGAAAAGTTGTCTTTGAAATGAACCTCAAAAACCCGCTCGCGTTTCCCTACCTATTTTGGGAAGGCAGACTTTTCGTGACGAGCCGAGATAATCCTTTGATTTATTTGGAACGCAGTTACCATGTTTTCATGGAGCAAGCCAAATCAAATGAAAGCCATTGATCCAAAGGACAACCCTCACAAACTTCAGAAGTTATTGAACGACAAGCTTGAGCGCGGCGCTGTTGCGATCACAATCAAGATCGGAGAGAGCCTTGAGCTTTCCAACGGCACGACGCTTGTCTTTAAAAAGAAAAAAGGCACGGCATCAAACGCCGTCTGTGTTGTGGTTATCGCTCCACGCGCGACTCGCATCTATAGACCACACTTCAAAGAGAAAGAAACTGAATGAGCAAAATTGTCCCGATCAAAGACAAGCAAGGTGAGGGATATTTTTTTTACTGCCCCGGCTGCGAAATGAATCACTTAGTGCCTGTGGCTTACACCAATGAGCACACTCACCGCAAGGGAAAGCCAAAACCCACTTGGCGATTTAACGGTGATCTCGATAAGCCGACATTTATCCCAAGCTACATCATCGAGTGGGATGGGGCTGAGCCACCACAACGCTGTCACTGCATTATTCGAGACGGCGAGCTGATCTTTCTGGTGGACTCCACTCACAAGTTGTCTGGCTCACGAGTCAAGATGCAGGACAACCAATGAAATACTGCGCGAGCTGTGGAAAGGAAATAAAGTATGACGCTGTCAAAGAAGGCAAGGTTTCTTATCACCCTCGCTGCTTTAACGTCGCTTCTCAGGTCGAAACGGACCAAATGGTACGTCACATCAACAAAGCTTATGT